AACGTGCTACCGGAACCCGTCTGAGTTAAAACCGGCCCGCAGCATATGAGAAAAAAAAGACCCGCCGATCTCCCGTGATAGGAGGTTCGGCGGTTTCTCATATCCAGATCAGGCAGGAGGCTTCCGGGCAGATGGGCCGGAGCCGTCCGCCTCTGGTATGTCTGAAAAAGTACACTTTTCCATACACCGGGAAAATGGCAGAAAAAGCACTGAAAAAATTTTGTGTTTAGGGGTTGACAACAAAATATATTCAGTGTATATTAAAGGCACAAAAGAAATTCAGTGCTTTGTACCTTGAAAATTGAACCCCCGCACATTTCCCCGCAAGGCCGGAGAAATACGCATTTAGCGTATCAAGGCCGCGCCGGGAAAATGGAGCGGAATATATAAGAAAGGTTGTTTAATTATGGCGTATGTTAGAAAAACCGTTGACCGGTGGGACATTGAAACGAATTACGGTTACGGGTGGGAAATAGAAGATTGCGAATATACCAGGGCCGAAGCGGTAAAGCGTTTGAAGGAATACCGGGAAAATTCTTGTGGCCGGTTTGCGGTTCGGTTGGTAAAGCATAGGGAAAGAAAGGCGGTTTAATATGTCACTGAAAACAACAAACAAAGAAGCCCGGCTTGCAATCAGGCAATATATTTTAGATCATTTTGACCCTTGCGGGTATGATTTTACCGGCCCTTGTAGTTTTCCCAATGTAGCCCGGTTTATTCTGTCTGTCCATGCGAAGGAAAAGGCATATTCCCCGGAATACCAGAGCCGGAAAGGGTACACGAACGAACAAGTTTTTATTGACTGGTGCCAGGGTTTACCGTCTATCCTTGATACTTGCTATTATTATAACCGCTCCGCCGTGGCTGATTTGGGGGACATTTTGCAACAGTCGGAACGGGAACGGGCGCAATATACCGAAGAACAGGCGGAACGGCTCTTGACTCATTTGATTTATCAAGAATTAGTAAAGGGGGCGGCGGGAAGATGAAGCAATACACAAGAAAACAGTTAAAAGAATATGCCCGGTTAGGTTTGGCCCGTGATTTAACAACGGTTGACCCTGACACGCTGCCTAAATGGTATGAAAAAATCGGAGTTAGCCGGGGTATTTATGGCATGAATGGCGGCTTGATTTGGGATAAAGTAACTGGCGAATATGGTGTTATTTTGGCCCGTTCTTCTAATCTGTTTCGGTTGTTTTAAGGCGGTGGACGATATGACCAAAACGGAAGAGCGCAAGTTAAAAACCGCTTTAAGGCGGTTGGAGAAATGCGGCGGAGATTGTCACCATTGCGAAAAATGCCGGGTTTATACCCGGTCAACGGAACGGGCTTTATATATGGCGGTTGGTTGTGATCTGCTGCCGGTTGAAATGTTTTCTTATATTGCAGATACCCCGAAAGGGCTACACGCTGCCGCCCTGGAAACGGCCCGTTTTGAATTGGAGGCGGTGCAGTTATGACAAGATACCAGAAGAACAAAGAAGAGGTTAAGCAGTTCGCTATTGATTGGCAAGCGGATTTTTGCAATCACAATTACAGTTATTCCGAATTGGCAGTTTTTCAAGATATGTTTTCCCGGTTAGGCCGAAAATATGGCCATTTGCGTGAGTTTCGGGAAAACGGGATTTTATAAGGGGGTTCAATCATGATCTATTGTAAACAGATACCGCCTGAATATCAGGACAGCCTGTTATTTGATGATGAAGGAATGGGGCCGGATTATATCAATGTGACCGGCAACCGGGATTATATTAGCCGCACAAGCCCCCTTTTTGACCGGGTATATAATGCCCTGGAAAATGGGGAATTGGCCGAAGCCCTGGACGATATAAAGAACGGCGGTTATTATAGCAGCTTTTACAAGAACGCTACACAAGCGATAAATGACCTTTTGGAGCCTGACAAGGCCCGATATAGTACCCGTGATATTCACGCCCTGAAAGAGCTTGTAAACGCCTATAAGGAAGCCGGAAGCCGGGAAGAGAACAATATTTTATGCAAGGTTCTTTCCGTTGTTACGGGCCGTAAATGGGATTGGCGAATTATCCGGGGTTGTTGCCAAAGTGATTGGAACGAAATTTTTTACCCCGTGGACGATTGGAGCCGGGAAGCGTTGGCCGCTTTTGAAACAATGTATTTTAACACTGGTTCAGAGTGGATTATACACGATGAAGAGAATACCCCGGAAGGGCCGGAAGAGGTAAACGGGTATAGCTGCTATATTGTAGCCGATACGGAAGAGGGTATAAAGAAAGAGCTTGCAGCCGTGGCCGGTTGTGCGCCGTCTGATATTGTTATGTGGGCATTTGATGAATTTATCAGAGTACCACAATATAAGGCGGTGTAATCGTGTATATTCTTCTGCTGATCTTGCTTTTACCGGTTCAAATAATCATTGAATTGATGAAATTAAATAAATGAAGTTGCCGCCCTGGTTCATTCCGGGGCGGCTCTTTTGTGCTTTTCAGAGTGCAGCCGGGGCCGGTTGCCTGATACCGGGGCCGGGGGATATATCCACCGCCACCGGGCCGGGGTGAGTGGCGAAAATTCCCACAAAAATAAAAAGGCTTTATTCCTAACAAACTATATTCAGTGTTAAACCAATTCAGTTACAAAAGATATTCAGTAACAAAATATTTTCAACTTCCTATTGACAACAAAATAAATTCAGTGTATAGTGTCATCAAGAGGTGATTACCATGTATATCAACAAGGCTATTCGAGATTTGATGAAAACCAAAAATGTTTCTCTGACCACCATGGCAAAGGCTCTCGGGAAGGAGCGGGGCAATGAAATCAGCTCCCGGCTGAGAAGCAACAACCTGTCCTTCAACAGTGCCGTGGAAATGCTCTCCGCCCTCGGCTATGAAGTGGTCATTCAGGAGCGGAAGCCCGGTGTCCGCAGAGCTGACCAGATCGTGATTGACCAGAAGGAAGACCCGAAGTATGACCTGGACGCTCTGTTGGGGTCAGGTGGTGATGGCGAGTGAGGTATGGCTATGGCCGTGTGTCAGCCAAAGACCAGAGCCTCGCTCGGCAGCTTGCCGCTTTGAAAGCCTATGCTCCCGACCTGGACGATGACCACATCTTCACCGACAAACAGAGCGGGAAGAACTTCAACCGGAAGCAGTACATAAAGCTGAAATCCATCCTGCTTCCCGGGGACGAGGTTCTGGTGGAGGAATTGGACAGGCTGGGCCGCAACAAGGAAGAGATCAAAGCGGAACTGGAATGGTTCAAGGCTCATGGGGTCATCGTCCGGGTGTTTGACATTCCCACCACCTTGATTGACTTCCAGGGACAGGACTGGGTTGCCGATATGGTCAACAACATCTTGATTGAGGTTCTGGGTGCTGTGGCCGAACAGGAGCGGAAGAAGATACGGAAGCGTCAGGCTGAGGGCATCCAAGCTATGCCGGTTGTGGATGGGCGGCGGGTTTCCGCCAAGACCGGTAGAGGCTTTGGCCGTCCGGCCCGGGAGCTGGACATGGACGAGTTCAAAGGGCTTTTGCAGAAACAGAGGGAGGGCCTGATTACCGTCAGGGACGCTTGCCGTCAGCTCGGTATCAGCCGCCCTACATGGTATGAGAAAGTGAGAAAGGTGGTATGACCTCATGGGACAGTATGACAATTACAGCAATGAGAAGAATATCGCCAAGGCGCAAAAGAGGCTGGATAAGCTGACGGCCAAGCGTGACCCTGACCCGTATGAAGTGGAGCTGGCCCGGAGGGAGCTGGAAACGGCAAAGCTGTTTGAGCGGTGTCAAATCTTCGGGACAGAGGGGTGGAAGAAGAGCATCTACAATCCCAATGCCAGCATCATGTTCAGTGATGATAACGAGGTCATGATGTTTTTCGACAAGCTGATCTCTTACCGGGATATAAGCTCCTACGCCATTGTTGAAAATATCGTCAAAGAGGCGCATACTAAGACCAAGAAGACCGGAGCGATCACCCGGGTCATTGTGGGCGGTGCGATTGCCGGAGGGGTCGGGGTCGTGGCCGGGGCAATCACGGCGGGGTCAAAGTCCAGTACCATCGTGCATGAGATACCGGACGGCTTCTATCTGCAAATCTTTCTGAAAGACGGGTCTGGGTATCAATGCCCGGTTCCGAGTGACGGGGCGATTTCCAATAAAGTCCCGAAGCTGTGGCTCCACCTGGCGAGTAAATTGCAGACCATCGTGGAACAGAATAAAGAGTGAGGCTCCCGCTGGGGCGGGAGTGACAGCCATTACGGGCTATCGGAGCAATCCGGTAGCCCTTTTCTTTTTGGGAGACCAACTATGGAAAGTCAATAGAGAGATTCGAAAAAGTGCAGGGCAAAAAATAGGCATAGCAAAGCAGAGCTGCTTTCGCAGCCCACCTGGAACAAGAATGAATCAAGCTAAATCGAACGCGATATTGTTCGTGAGCAGCGCAAAGATGACACGGATCAGTTTATGAGCGGTATGTCCTAAAGCACAGTAATGAGACTTACCCTGTGCAATCTTGGAATTGTAGTATTGAGCAAATGTTTCATTGTTGCGGACAACGTTGTGGGAAGCATTTATCAATGCATAGCGGAGCATGGAATTTCCGCGTTTGGACATTCTGGTGCTTTTCGCACTAAAATTCCCGGATTGAACAACAGCGGGATCAAGCCCAGCATAAGCAAGGAGCTTCGCTGGTGATGAAAAACGCTGTATGTTTCCAATGCAGGAAAGAATCATTGCCCCGTTCAGATATCCGATTCCGGGAACCGTCATAATCGGAGAATCAAGGGAATCCATTATGGTGGAAATTTCACTCTCCACCTGCTTAAGCTGCGCGGAAAAGAGTTCAATTTGAGAAACAGCCTGCCGGATCTGCAAGGCTAACGCCGGATTGTCTGTACCAATGGAATTCCGGGCAAGTTCACGCAAGCGGATGGCATCTTCTTTCTTATACTTGCCTCTGGATGCTTTGCGCAAAAGGTTTGAGAGGTAAGTCAGGTGAAGGGCCCCCACCTCTGCCGGCCTGGGATGCGCTTTCAGGAGCGTATAAGAGACGTTGATATGGAGGCCAGACCGGAAAAACCGATTCAACTCCGGGAAGAGTTGATCCACAAAGCTGCCGAGCTGAATTTTACAGCGAGTTCGCATGAGAATCAGATTTTGCCTTGTTTTACACAGTCCCTTCAACTTGAGAATCTGAATATCTGATTGCTGCAATTCTGTATAGCCTTCCATCATCAGAGCCTTGGCAATCACAAAAGCATCCACTTTGTCTGTCTTGGTCTTACGGATAGCAGATTTTCGAATGGCAGCTGTTTGAAGAGGATTGATCATGGCTACATGGTATCCGTTCCCACAGAGAAAACAAATCAGGTTTTCCCCATAGTGGGCAGTGGATTCCAAGCCAACCAGCAAAGGCAGCTTTGGGAGGTTGTTCAGCTTTTCCCGCAGCAGGGTAAAACCATCGGCGCTGTTTGCAAAGGAAAATGGCATGAGGAGTACTTCTCCCTCTGACGACATGGCGGCAGCCACGTGCGAGTTTTTGGCGACATCAATGCCGAGGTAGATCATGTACGCATCACTCCTTGTATCATTTGCGACAACTGTGTTCCACAAGAATCTATCCTCGTAGCCTTGCGCGAAATGAAAGCTCTGCGGCTTATCCAACCAATCAACAATTGGGATAGAAACTGCGGCCATATACTCCAAATAATAGTCAAGCTATAGGTCTTATGAACAGTCCACAGTGTCTATCCCAATCATAACAAAAACCAGGAAAGGAGAAGTATGATTTCACTGGCTTTTGCCATGTGTATATCATACAAGGTCATTATGAAAATTGATGTGCTGGGGACGAAATACAATCTGCGCCGGGTCAACTTTGACCAGGACGAGTTCATGCGGAAGATGAACTACGGCGGCTACTGTGACAACAACACCAAGGAGATCGTCATTCTCAATCTCAAAAGCACCCCGGATTGGGCCTCGGCTCAGGAAGAGGTCATTCAGCGCATGGAGAAGTGTACCATTCGGCATGAGCTGGTTCACGCTTTTCTCAATGAGTCCGGCTTACAGTGGAACAGCTTTGCCCCGGAAAAGGCTTGGGCCAAAAATGAGGAAATGGTGGACTGGTTTGCCATTCAGGCCCCGAAAATGTTTGAGGCTTTCCGGCTGGCCGGGGCCATTTGAGGTGATTTCATGGATTATCAGAAACTCGCAGAGAGTATCAAGCGGCATATTGAAAACCGGCCCAGGGACGCTTCGGCGTACACTGACCTCTTTTCCCTCTGCCGCCAGTGGGAGGAAGAGAATTTTCAGGAGGCTCACGCTCTGAACAAGGAGCTGCGGGTCATGGCGGCAAAGCAACTGCGCCTTGCCTCCCCTTCGGAAGCGGAAAGGTTCTATGAGGCATGGAGGAAGAGCCTCCTGTTCGATGCGCCGCACAATTTTGATGCGTTCATGACCTATATTGAGCTTGACCGGAAGCCGGAAAAGCGGTTCTATGCCCCCAGACGGCATTACCTGAAACCGATGGTACAGGGTTTTCAGGACATACTTGACAAAAAGCTGCGTCTTTTGACAATATCCATGCCGAAACGAGCGGGAAAGTCCCAGACCGGCATCAATTTTGTAAATATGCTCTCCGGGAAATTCCCCGACCGATCTACGCTGATGGAAGGTACCGGTGATGACCTTGTGAAGAGCTTCTACAACGGGTGCCTGGAATATCTGACGGTGCCGAACGAGTACCTGTTCTACGATGTGTTCCCGGAAGCTCGTCTGGTGCAGACCGGAGCGGACACGAAGATCATCAACCTCAAATCCAAGTCCCGCTTCCCCACCATCATGTGTCGCTCCATTGATGCTCGTCAGGTGGGCTTGTCTGAGGCCACCAATGTCCTGTACCTTGATGACTGTGTGGAGGGCCGTGAAGAGGCGAAGAACCGGCAGCGGCTTGATGATAAGTGGGAGGTGATCTCCGGCGACATTATGGGCCGTGCCATTGAGGGTACCCCCATGGTCTTCACTGGCACCCGGTATTCCATTTATGACCCCATTGGTCGTATTCAGGAGTACGCAGAGCAACAGGGTTGGGCATGGAGGGCCATTGAGATACCGGCCCTTGACCCCATCACGGACGAAAGCAATTATGAGTATGAACGAGAGGGACAGAAGATTTTCACCACGGCCTACTTCCGGGAGCAGAGGGAGCTTCTGTCTGCCGAGCAGTTTGAGAGTGAGTTCCAGCAACAGCCCTTTGAGGCCAAGGGTCTTCTCTTCAACAAGGACGAACTGAACTATTTCTTTGAGCTGCCGCCCGACCGGGAGCCGGACACCATCATTGCCGTAGGAGATACCGCCGAAAGCGGTTCTGACTCCACCTCCATGCCGGTAGCCGTCATCTATGGCACCGAAGTCTACATTGTGGATGTGGTCTTTGACGATGCTCCCGCCGAGGTGACAAAGCCGGAGTGCGCCAAGTGTCTGATCTTTAACAAGGTCGCCTCCGCCACCTTCGAGGCCAATAACGCCGGTCAGTATTATGCCCGGGATGTGGCTGATATTATCCGGCAGCAAGGGTACTCCATCGGTATTCGGACAAAGCGTACCATTTCCAACAAGCAGACCCGGATTGAGTTTGCCTCCGACAATATCAAGAAGAACTTCTACTTCAAACACCCCACCACCTACAAGCGGGGCAGTCAGTATTGGAACTTCATGAAGGAGTTGACCACCTACACTCGGAGCGGTAAGGTGCCGCATGATGACGCACCTGACTCCCTGGCTCTGCTGGAAAATGAAATCCGTATGCTGAGTGGCGGGAAAATCGAAATCTTCAAACGGCCTTGCTGATACCTTGCGCTTTTTACTCTCCAATGGTATTATAAAGAGTTAGGCCATTGACAAGCATTAGAGATTATGCTATGATGTGAGGTGATAGAAAGGCATTTTGCGGGGAGGTGATTGAATGGGAGCCAGGACATTGTTTGGTCGTAGGGTAATCTATGCCGATGTGACCGAGATCAACGACAGCAACATCATTGATGTTCTTCAAAAGGCTCTGTTCACTCACCTCATGAACCAGGCGGATATTAACTACCTCTACCGGTATTACAAGGGCGATCAGCCCATTCTTTACCGGAAGAAGGATGTTCGGCCTGAAATCAACAACAAAGTCGTTGAGAACCGGGCCAATGAGATCGTGTCCTTCAAGGTTGGCTACCTGATGGGGGAGCCTGTTCAGTATGTCAGCCGGAAAGATGACAAGGGTATCGCTGAGGCGGTGACCCGGCTGAATGACTACACTTTGTCCGAAGATAAGCCCTCTGAGGACGCTGAACTGGCCGAGTGGTGGCACATCTGCGGCACATCGTACAGAATGGTGCTGCCGGACGGCGAAGCTGATCTGGAAGAGGACGAGGCCCCCTTTGAGATTTACACCCTTGACCCTCGCTTTGCTTTTGTGGTCTACTCCACGGCCCTCGGCAACCCTCCCATTATGGGCGTGAAGTATGTCCTCAAAGACGATGGGGTTCTGGTCTTTAGCTGCTATACGGATGACCACTTCTATGAGGTGGAAAATACCTGGGCAATCAGACGAAGCGAAGAGCAGTATTTGGGCATCCCCATCATTGAATACCCGGCCAACAAGTCCCGGCTGGGTGCCTTTGAGATTGTCCTTCCTCTGCTGGACGCAATCAATACCACGGAGTCTAACCGCATTGACGGAGTGGAGCAGTTCATTCAGTCCCTCATGCTCTTCCACAATGTCGATATTTCTTCCGAAGACTACCGGGAGCTGCGGGACGAGGGCGCAATCAAGTTCAAGGACATTGACCCGCAGTTTAAGGCGGAAATTGAGTATCTGACCGCAGAGCTGAACCAGACCCAGACGCAGACCCTTGTAGACAGTATGTATAACATCGTCCTGACCATCTGCGGTATGCCGAACCGTAACGGCGGCTCTTCTACCAGCGATACCGGCACCGCCGTCATCATGCGTGATGGCTGGTCTGCTGCCGAGGCAAGAGCAAAGGACTCGGAGCGGATGTTCAGGAAGTCCGAGAAGCGGTTTTTGAAGCTCCTGCTTCGTATCTGCCGGGATTTGGGCGATCTGGACTTGAAGCTGTCTGCCATTGACATTCGCTTCACCCGCCGCAATTATGAGAATATCTCGGAAAAGGCCAATGTTCTGACCACGATGCTGAATAACCCGAAGATTGCACCGGTGTTGGCCTTTATCCATTGCGGTATGTTCTCTGACCCCCAGGTGGCTTACAAAATGAGCATGGAGTATGTGGCCGAGCAGGAGGCCAAGGCCGAGAAGCTGGCCGCACAGCAACAGACCAAGGAGGGTGACGAGGGAAATGAACCCGGTCGTAAACCTGACCCCCAAGGCGGTTCAGGAGATCAATGAAATTCTCTCCCGGGGCAAGGGAGTGGAGATCGCCGTGAGAAGCGGCAAAGTGGTGGTATGGGAAACCGCCAGCAAAAAGAAATATGAGGCCGTCATAGAGAGATGACGGTGACAGCCATTACGGGCTATCGGTGAGAGCGGAAACGCTTTTACCGGTAGCCCCTTTTCTTTTGGTTTTAAGGCCGTGAGGCTTTGAATGGTCAGGGAAGACCTTAATCGCAAGGGGAGAAAACCCCACCAAAAACAGAAATCAGTGCTGAGTGAACAGCCTTGTTAAACGCAGGAGGTATTTGTTATGGCAAAGATTGACACCAGCAAGATCGAGGGGTACGCCGAGATGACCCCTGAGCAGAAGTTGGCCGCTCTGGAAGGGTTCGAGTATGAGGACAATTCCGCCGAGCTGGAAAAGCAGAAGAACGCTCTTTCCAAGGCCAACTCCGAGGCCGCCGAGTGGAAGCGCAAGCACAACGCTCTTCTTTCCGAAGAGGAAAAGAAGAAGCAGGAGGACGCTGACAAGCTGGCCCAGATGGAACAGGAGCTTGCCGATCTCCGCAAGGGCAAGACCGTTGCTGACTACAAGGCCAAGTTCGTGTCCCAGGGCTATGACGAGGCTCTGGCCGAGGACACCGCCAAGGCTCTCGCTGACGGCGACAGTGCCAAGGTCTTTGCCAACCAGAGCAAATTCCTCGAAGAGTATGCGAAGAAGGTCAAAGCTGACGCAATCAAGAAGACCCCCAAGCCCGGGGCCGGTTCTGGCTCTGGCACTGAGGGTGCCGTGGATTACGGCAAGAAGATCGAAGAGGCCCAGAAGAACGGTGATTTCACCGCCGTGGCCTACTACACCCGCCTGAAAGCTCAGGCTGAGGCCGAGGCTCAGGCGAATAACCAGTAAAGGAGAGATTGATTTATGTCCGATACTCTGGCTACCAGTTTCGGGGTACTGAACTACTCCGGTATGCTCTTCAACAAGGGCAATACCCGCTGCCCCCTGTCCTCCATCATCGGCGGCAGAGCCAAGACCACCAACCATGTTGAGTTCGTGACCGGCCAGGAGTACACCACTGGCGGCGGCACACAGCCCTCTATCAGCGAAACCGCCTCCCTGACCGCTCCCGAGGCCAGCGTCATCACCCGCACCCAGAAGACCAATGTGACGCAGATTTTCATGGAGGCTGTCGGCATCTCCTATGCCAAGCAGTCCAACATGGGAACCCTGTCCGGCCTGAATGTCGCCAACCAGCAGGCCAACCCCATCAATGAGCTGGACTTCCAGGTGGCGGCGAAGATGCAGAAGGTCAACCGGGACATTGAGTTCACCTTCATTCAGGGTACCTACAACAAGGCAACCAGTGATGCTACTGTCAACAAGACCCGGGGACTGGTGGAGGCGGTCACTACCAACACCAAGGCCATGAGCAGCAAGCCCCTCGGCCTGTGGGACATTGCTGACATGGTGAAGAAGATTTACGGGGCCAACGCCCCTACCGATGGCCTGTGCCTGTGGTGTGACGCTACCACGCTGTTCCAGGTCAACGCTGACGCTGTTCAGAACGGCCTGACCGTGGTTCCCGCTGCCCGGGAGATCAACGGCATTGCCCTGTCCAGTGTGGTCACTCCTATCGGCGTGGTCTACCTGTACCTGGGCGAGTGTCTTCCCGCTGGCACCGCTCTGCTGCTGAACCTGAATGTGATCGCTCCCGTGTACCAGCCTGTTCCCGGCAAGGGCAACTTCTTCCTGGAGCCTCTGGCGAAGACCGGTGCCGGTGAGAAGTATCAGCTCTTCGGCCAGATCGGCCTTGACCACGGCCCTGAGTGGTACCACGGCAAGTTCACCGGCATTGCTCAGAGCTTCACCGCTCCCAAGTACAGCCGGAGCGTGTTCATTGCCAACGATACCAGCAATCCCGTGAACACCAAGGAAGTCGGGGCTGGCGGCTAATTTGATGAAAGGTAGGTGAAAAGCCATGACCGATGCTGAGAAGCTGTCCATGTTGAAAACCATGACCGGCGAGAAGGACGAGGATGTGCTTTCCACCTACCTTTCTATCGCTGGCAACAAAGTCCTGAAACGGGCTTATCCCTTTGATACCACCGTGACCAAGGTGCCTGACCAGTACGCCTACAATCAGGTGGAAATTGCGGCCTATCTTCTGAACAAGCGAGGGGCTGAGGGCGAAACGGCGCATAGCGAGAACGGCATTTCCCGCTCCTATGAGGACGGGGATGTGCCTCCCACCCTGTTGCGTGAGATCATTCCCTTTGCCGGTATCGTGCGGAAGGAAGTGGCCCCGTGAGAACGATGGAGCGCAACAAGTCCTCTTACTGGTACCTCCTGTATGACCGTAAAGAGGCGGTCAAGGACGAAGAGGGCAATGAAACGGGAGATACCCGTGTGGTCTACAAAGAGGCCGTGAAGCGGCGGGACAATGTTTCTGCTGCCACCGGTACCGCTCAGGTTGAGCAGTTCGGAAATTTCATCTCCTATGACAAGGTGATCGTCACCGATGACCTCTCCTGTCCGATTGATGAAAATACCGTCCTGTTCATAGACAAGGAGCCGGAGTATGACGATGACGGGAACCCCCTGTATGACTACATCGTGAAGCGGGTCGCCAAGAGCCTCAATTCCATCTCCTACGCCGTGAGCAAGGTGACTGTATCGTGAAGACCATCAAAGTTCCCCTGTCCGTGGCCGGGATTGATAACGCCATTCGGGAGATTGACCGCTATAAGAGCTGGCTGAAAGCAAGGACAAGTGTTCTGCTGGACAGGCTGGCCCAGGAAGGTCTTTCCGTGGCCTCTGCCAATTTCGCAAAGGCGGCGTATGACGGCACCAATGATGTTTCTGTTTCCGTAGAGCAGCGGGAGCAAAGTGTCAGGGCCGTGGTAGCGGTAGGGGCCTCCGTGCTGTTCATTGAGTTCGGCACCGGTGTTGTCTACCCGGACAATCACCCGGAGGCCGCAGACCTCGGGATGCGCCGGGGCGAATACGGGGCCGGTCATGGTAAGCAACCGTCCTGGGGCTACTACGGTGACCCCGGCACGAACGGAAAAGTTCACGCAAAGGACGATGGTACTACCGTGGTCATCACCCAGGGTAACCCCGCCAATATGTCGATGTACGAAACCGTGAAGCATTTGCAAATGATTTTGCCCGGACTGGCGAAGGAGGTGTTTCGGTGATTGATGTAGAGAGCCAGATTTATACACCGATTGCAGAGGCACTTCGGAAAGCCTTTCCTGAGATCAATGTGAGCGGTGAGTATGTCAAGGCACCGTCTTCTTTCCCTCATGTGAGCATCGTGGAGCAGGACAATTATCCCACGCTGGAACACATGAGCAACGGTGACCGGGAGAAGTTCGCCACTCTGATGTATGAGGTGAATGTCTACTCCAACAAGTCCACCGGGAAAAAGACCCAGTGCCGAAGCATTATGAAGGTCATTGATGACCTCATGTATCAGTTCAATTTCACTCGCATTTCCATGTCCCCAATCCCGAATTTGGAGAACGCAAGTATATACCGCCTGGTGGCCCGGTATCGGGCTGAAACGGACGGTGCCAATCTGTATAGGAGGTAAAGTAATATGGCTATTTCCACTTACAAGGTCTTTCTGATGAAGAAGGGTACCAGTGCTGACACCTATGAGAAGCTGGTTGACATTAAGGAGTTTCCCGATCTGGGCGGTGAGCCTGAAATGTTGGAAACTACCACGCTGTCTGACAATATGCAGACCTATATCGCCGGTATTCAGTCCCTCGATGGTCTGTCCTTTACCGCTAACTATGATATGACCGATTTTCAGAAGCTCAAGGCTCTGGAAGGTAAGACCGATAGTTACGCTGTCTGGTTTGGTGGTCAGGAGAGCGGCGGTGTTGTGACTCCCGATGGCTCTAACGGCAAGTTCGAGTTTGACGGCCAGTTGTCCGTTTATCCCGTTGGCGGCGGCGTGAATGAGGTTGTGGATATGAACATCTCCATTGCCCCTTCCACCCCGATCACTTTCTCTGCTGAGTAATCACAATCGGCCTGAATGATAAGGAGGATTTATCATGGCTAAGACACTGACAATTAAAGACCCCGTTTCCGGCGAGAACTACACGCTGGAATACACCCGCAAGAGCGTTGAGATCATGGAGAAACAGGGCTTCGTGGCCGAGGAAGTTGACCGCAAGCCTATGACCATGCTCCCGGCCCTGTTTGCCGGTGCGTTTATCGCTCGGCACCGCTTCGTGAAGAAGGAGGTCATTGACCGTATCTACGCCCGTCTGCCCCGTAAGGACGAGCTTATCCCGAAGCTGGTCGAGATGTATAACGAACCCATTCTCACTCTCATGGAGGAACCCGCCTCTGACGAGGGTGACGAGGGAAACATGGAGTGGACTGCCAACTGGTAAGCGGGTTGCAGTCCAATGAACGAGGGGGCGGTGGCGTAATGCGCCCCGCTCCCCGTTTCGCTTACACTCAGAAATTCTACGATGTGTTCCCCTACTACCTGGCGATTGGCATGACCCCGGAACAGTATTGGGAGGGGGATTGTGAGCTGGTCAGGTACTACCGAAAGGCCGCTCAAATCCGGCAAGATTTGAAAAATCAGGACGCTTGGTTACAGGGGATGTATGTGTATCAGGCGATTGGCAATCTGGCCCCTATCCTCAGAGCCTTTGCGAAGAAGGGAGTCAAAGCCATTCCCTATCCCGATCAGCCCTTTGCCTTTGACACCAAGCAGAAGGACGAACGGCAGGAGGCGAAGCGGGAAAAGCAGGATGAAAAGGCGAAAGCCTACTTCCAGGCATTGGCCCTGTCGCTCAACAAGAAATTTCAGGAGAAAGGTGGTGGCGTGAATGGCTGATAATGTGGAAATTCAGGGTTTGGAATTTCAAATTCAGGAGAACAGTGCCGGTGCAGTAACCGGTCTGAACAATCTGAAAAAGGCCCTGAGTGGGTTGAAGACGGTTTCCGTTGGCAGCGCAAACAATTTGAGCAAGACTGCCACGGGTATTCGTGAATTGACCAATGCCCTGAAAGGCTTGAACACCGGTGACGCTTCCCAGAAAATCAATCGCCTTGCTACCGCTTTAGCGGCTCTGGGGAACCTCAGCAGTTTTCGTTCTACCACCAACTCCATCGTCAAATTAAATTCCGCATTAACTCAGTTAAAGTGGACGGACGGGGACAAATTGGCAAGTCTGGCTAATGGTTTGCGCCCCCTGTCCGAATTGGACAAAGCACATCTGACCAGCTTCATCAATCAGCTCGGGAAACTGCCCGGGGTGATTAACGAGCTGGAAAAGGCGGACATTGATAAGTTCACCCGGCAGATGAAAGATTTGTCCGCTGCCATGAAGCCTTTTGCCGATGAAATGCAGAAGGTTTCCAACGGTTTCTCTGCTTTCCCCTCTAAAATTCAGAGGATTATTGCCAGCACAAACCGCTACAACGGCACTGTGAACAAGGCCGCTTCCGGCACCTGGGCATGGTCTGAGGCTCTGGCCGGTATCAAGCTCTCCACGGTGATCTACGCCTCTAACCGGATTGGTGCGGTCATTGCCGAGTATATGTATGAAGCCTCCGAGTGGGAGGGCATCATGTACCGCTTTGGCCGAGCGTTTGGAGAAGAGGCGGAAGAGAACTACAAGTGGATATTGAAGCTCAACTCCGAGTTGCAGATCAATGTCCAGAAGTTCATGCAGTATGCGTCCATCTACGGCACTATGCTGAAAGGCTTTGGTGTCGCTCAGAAGGATGCTGCCGCCATGGCAATGAATTATACGGAACTGACCTATGACATTTGGGCCGGTTACAACGACATTTACAAGACCTTTGAGGACGCTGCCATTGCCGTCCGCTCCGCAATCGCCGGTGAGGTAGAGCCTATCCGCAGAGCCGGTTTCACCATCGTGGACTCTCAGTTGAAGATCACGGCGGCAAACTATGGCATTGCGTATAGTACCCAGAGTGCCAGCGAGGAATTGAAGTCCTATCTGCGATACCTGACCCTGATTGACCAGGCAAGGGCGCAGGACTTGATTGGCACCTATGCCCGGGAGATGACCACCGCAGAAGGTCTTATGAGAACCTTGCGGCAGCAACTCGCTTCTCTTTCTCAGGCATTTGGTTCCTTCCTGCTTCCCGCTCTGGTGAAGGTTCTGCCCTATGTGCAAGCCTTTGTGGAGCTGATTGGAGAGGCCATTGCGGCCCTCGCCCAGCTCTTCGGCATTGACCTGAAACCGGTAGATTTCAGCAGCGGCGTGAACGCCGGTGCCGCTGGTGCCGGGGCCATGGCTGACAACCTGGAAGATGCTTCTGGTGCCGCAAAGAAGTTGAAGCAGTACACCGCTGGTTTTGACGAGCTGAATGTCTTTGACCCCAATCAGGGTTCCGGTGGAGCCGGTATTGGTGCCGGTGGCGGCGGTAGCCTTGAAGGGATGTTCGACATTGACAAGCTGTGGGACGAGAGCATTTTCAACAGCATCAACAGCCAGGTTGACGAGCTGAAAGAGAAGTTGAAGGATGTGCTGGCTACTGTCACCAGTATTGCCGCTGGCATCCTGGCCTGGAAGGTCGCCAAGGACTTCTTGACCGCTCTGAAACTGCTGAAAGAGCTTGGCTCCAAGGGCTTCGCTTTCAAGCTCGACTTCCAGGTACTCGGCCTCGCAATGTTCCTGGCGGACTTGAAGGAGTTTGAGCGGTACCTGAGAGATTTCCTCGACAACGGCCCCACCTTCCAGAATGTCGCCGGTATGATTAGTTCCTTTGCCGGTATGGTCGGTGACGCACTGATTATGCTCGGCAACCTGAAAGTCGGCGGTGCGCTGAAAGTCATCCAGGGCATCGGAGAGATCGTCATTGGTATCAGCGATATAGCTGCCAACGGCCTCAATGTGGACAATGCTCTCACGGTTGTCCGGGGTTTAACCAATGTCGCAATCGGTATCGGCGTGTTCACCGGCAATATCAAGCTGGCGGCATGGAGCGTGGCAATTCAGGGGTTCACCACCATCATCCGGGAGATCGCCACGAATTGGGATGCAATCAAGCAAGGCGATTGGAGCGGCGTGGACAAAGTGGCCCTTATCATCGGCGGTCTGGAAATTCTGGGCGGTCTGGTGGTCGCTCTGGATGTGTTCTCCAAGCTGAAAGGCATCACCAACCTGGGCAAAGCCACAACTGCCATGAACACCCTCACCACGGCCACCGACACGATTGATACCACCGTCAGCACTGGCCTCTCTCCCAAGCTGACCTCCCTGGCAAAGAACCTCGGTTTGGTGGTCGGCATCGTGGCCGAAGTATCTGCCGCCGCAATCATCGTGGTAGGTGCAATCGCCATCATGGGCCATGAGCTGGATGAAGTCGGAAAGGCATGGCAACCGGTCATTGAGAACGGAGCCACCGTAGCCACGGCAATCGGCCTGGGTGCTGGTATTCTGGGCGCAGTCGGCCTTGCCGCTTATGCCCTGGGTACCGGAGGCAAGACCATAGCCGTGAACATCGGCCTCGGTACCGCAATCCTGTTGGAGCTGGGAGTGGCAACCGGGCTGTTCCTGGTTGAAATCTGGGCCGTAGGCAAGGGACTGGACGAGATCGGTCAGGCATGGCAACCGGTTCTGGATAACGGTGAAGAGATTGCTACTGCTATTGGAGTCGGCACCGGCCTTCTGGTCGGCGTAGGTGCGGCAACCGCCGCTCTCGGCGCAATCACCATCGGTACGGCTGGTCTGCTTCCTGCGGCAATCGCCTTGGGAGCCGGTATTCTGGCGGAAATGGCCCTGGCTTGTATCGGTCTGGTGGAAAGCCTACGGTCTGTTGCGGACGAACTGAACAATAACCTTGCCCCTTCTCTTCGGGAGTTGAACGGTACTCTTCCGCAGCTCACCGATGATATGTCCGATTTCGTGGATTTCATGTCTGACTTTGCTGGGGAGATCAGTTCTTATACTGACTCCATGGGCGGTATCACCTGGGACAGCATTGTGAGTGGGTTCCAGAAGCTCTTTGCTGGCAATCCCATTGGTGACTTTGCTGACGATGTGAATGACATTTATACGGACACCAAAAGCCTGAATGACGAGCTTCGGCTTGCTAACCCGGAACTGCAAACCGCTGTAACTCTGTTGACGCAGTATGCCGCTCTTATGGAGCAGCTTGGTATTCTGACGCAGGAAAACGGTACGACAAATCTGGCAACCGGTATTTTTACCAATCTGCAAGTCTGCGGTGAGCAGCTTGTGACTGGCTTCTCTACCGGTATGACGAACAAAATGCCGCTCATTCAGGCCAATGTGGAGCAGATGAAGACCACCCTTGACACCAATTTCAATACGCTGGTGGACGGGGTTGTGCAGAAGTGGCAGACCGGCTTGAACACCATGAACACGGACTTCACCACCTTCCGCACGAATACGCTCCTTGGCTTCACGGACTTCCAGACTCAAATGACAATCGGCATGGACAGCTTCACGACCACCTTCCCGAAGGGATGGAGTTCTATGTGGAGAGGTATGACCAATACCGCTATCACTCAATGGAACGCTACTCTGACTGCAATGGAAAGGGGCATGAACAACGCCATCCGGTCGCTCAACAATGTTATCCGTCAGATCAACAAGGTATCGAAATTCACCGGTATCAGCCTGAGTTATTTCAGTGAAATCAGCGTAGACCGTATTCAGTACATGGCTGAGGGCGGTTTCGTGGATGAAGGGCAGCTCTTCATTGCGAGAGAGGCCGGAGCTGAGATGGTGGGTGCCATGGGACGGCGTACTGCCGTTGCCAACAATGACCAAATTGTTGAGGGCATTTCCGCTGGCGTGTCCGTTGCCAACGATGGCGTGATCGCCGCTATCTATGCACTCATGAATATCATCGAGGATAAGGATTTGTCCGTGTCCATCGGTGATGATGTGATTGGCCGGTCTTATGACCGGTACAGCAGAAACAGAGGTGTCCGTGTGAACAGCGGAGCATTCTCGAACGCTTACTAAGGGGGTAGGGATATATGGCTTCTTTCATCAAGATCAATGGTCGTGATTATCCCTGCCCCCGAAGGGGCTTGGAAATGATGGTCGCTACCATAGTGGACTCCGCCCGGAACGCAAACGCCGTGGTGGTAGGACAGGTAGTGGGCCGTGAACAGCAGAAGTTAAACAATTTGGAATGGGCTTACCTGACTGCGGAACAGTGGTCGGCTATCTTGAAGGAGTTCTCCAATTTCTATGTGACGGTCAGTTACCCGGATATGGTGAACAACACCTGGACTACCCGGAAGATGTACCCCGGAGATCGTACCGCAGAGCCGTTCCACCTTGACCCTGTGACCCAATTACCTATTGACTACATTAACTGTAAGGTCAATCTCATTGACTGTGGTGAACCGCTCTAAGGAGGGATAGGAGCATGAAATCTGTCAGCAACGCTTATAAGGCCAGCATGAAAGCCATGCTCCGAAATCGTTCCTATGTCCGTATCACCTTCGGCAATGTGGACACCACCGCAGCTACGGACGGCGAGTGGGAAAGCAATGGGGCGGCAAGTATCTCTGAATTTGAAACGGTGGATTATGCCTACCAGTATGGAGATACCTATGTGTCTTTAGAGTTGAACCGCTGGGCTTTGGACGGAAAGAGTCTGCTTGTCCCTACCGGGGAAGATGTGCAAGACGGCTTTATTTCGAGCCTCATGAGTGACGCAGAGGGGAATTTCACTACCCCTCCGGTCATTACACGAGAGTTTTCCTTGAAGCATATCTTCCCCGGTTTAACCCTGACCTTCGACACCAGACAGCAGGAATGGCCGCTTGAAGTCACCGCAGATTTCTACCTGAACGGTGCTGTCGTTGATACTCAGACGGTTTCTATTACCAGTGTCCAGACCACGATCAGCACCACGGCCACGGAGGTAGACAAGGTGACAATCACCTTTGACCGGTGCTTACCCTATCGCAGACCCAGATTGGAGAATGTACTTTACGGCCTAAATGTCCAGTTCGTGAACAAGGATATTGTTTCCACTCAGCAGAAACATGATGTTGACCCTCTGAGCCGGAGGTTGCCGACAGAAACAATGCAGTTCACGATCTTGGATTATGAACACAAGTACGACCCCGACAACCCGGCTGGTATCTATGCCTATGTGGATAAGAATTCTCCCATTGAAATTCAATTCGGCTATGAGTTGCCGGACGGCTCTGTGGAATGGATAAAGCCAGACAATTATGTTCTGAATGCCAAGCCCAGCGCACAAAACAATCAGGCCACCTTCAACGGAACCGGGCTGATCGGGAGTCTGACCGGAACCTTCTATAAGAGCAAACTCGGTTCCAAGAGCCTTTACGACATGGTGCAGGAAGTTCTTCTGGACGCAGGATTGACCCTGACGGAGCAAGGTGAAAATCCCTGGGAGATTGATGACGCTCTAAAGGATATGTTTACCACGGCGGCTCTTCCCATTGACACCCACATGAACTGCTTGCAGCTTATCGCTCATGCGGCCTGTTGCCGCCTCTATACGGACGATGACAACATTATCCATATCAGACCCTTTGGTGTTACCGTCATCGGCATATACAACGGCGTATGGGCCGACAACGGCCATGTTTGGTTCAGTGAGTGGGACACGGTGGACAAGGGCAACACAGCAGAGAATACCTACGCCACTTTCGAGTTGAACCGGTGGACGCTGGGTGGTGACAGTCAGATCATTCTTCCCGACAGCAATGCCGGTCAGAGAGGTTATATCAGTGAGGCCATGACCGGAGCGGACGGGTCTTTCGCAAATCCCCCGGTCTTTACAAAGACCTTCGATGTGCCTCACGATCTCCCGGTCTTGGCAATTCGCTTTGATACGGTACTCAATGAATTTCCCGGTGCGGTTCAGGTGAAATATTACCACGATGATACTCTGCTTGATACCCAGACCGCAGCTATTGACTCCGTGGAAGTGTATGTGTCCTCCAATCTGGCAATCGAGTGTACCAAAATTGAAGTGACCATGATCGGAAACTTACCCTATCGGAGAGCCAGAGTCACTAAGGTTTACTACCGAGAAACGGACTTCACTCTGGACTTCACCTCTATTGGGGAGAACAGTCAGAAGATTTCCAAAATTGATGAATTGAAGTCCGTTTCCGTAGCCCGGTACTCCTACACGGCTTCCAATGACACTTCCACACTTTACGAGGGAACGACCACCGAAACTGAGCTTCATGTTGAGTTCTCTGGTCTTGCACAAGATGTTCAAATCTCTGTATCTGGTGGGACACTGGTATCTTCCAATATCTACGCCAGAGCTGCGGACTTAGTGTTATCCTCCGGCACTAAGACCGTAACGATCACGGGCAAAACACTGACTGAGAATTCGGTGGTCGTTTCCTACCCCGTTGCTCAGTCCGGCGAGATTGACAAGGAGGAAAACCCCCTTATCACCAATGATACGATGTGTCAGGCTCTTGCCAATCATGTAAAGAGTTATCTGCAAATGCGGAACACCTATGAGGCCACTTACCGGGGCAACCCGGAAATGGAAGTGGGTGACATTATCGGTTTGCAGACCCTTTACACTGACGAGATGGACGCTCTGATCTTGGTGGACGAAATCACTTTTGACGGCTCTCTGAGCGGAAAGATGACGGTGAAAGGCTTGATATGAGTGTAATTGATAATCTGATTTTCGACAGAACCCAAGCCGATGTTGACCGTGTATTTGAACTGAAAAACAAAATCCTGACCGGGGGAGGGCTTTCCGCCCTCACCTCGGAGGAACAGACAGAATACATGGCCGGAATGAAAGGGGCTTACAACTACACCGATTTCAACCGGATTGGGGAAGCAATCTCCTATCTGGTGGAGCGGATGAAGGATTTGGCTATCTACGATGACAGCATTATCCCGAAGGTGGATTGGGCGGTGGGAGATTGGCCCACGCAGAGTCAGATTTCCAATCTTCTGACCTGTCTGACCAAACTGAGAGCCAAACTCAATCTACCGGCAAATGCCCCTTCTGTCCCTGGGTCTATGGACTACATGACCTATCAACTGGCAAATGACATTGAGCAGTTGCTTTTCATGATCGACAGCAGAGTGACACAAACAACCGCTCCCTTCCCCTACACAGGGGTTCTGTACTGCGGACAATAAAAAGGAGGAACATGAAACGCTATGAAAGACACCACCATCAAGGGAAACGGAAAGTCCAGTATCATTCGGGCACCTTCCGATATGCCTGCTACCTTCGAGGAATGGAGGCAACAACTGATCGCCGGAAACGGCTACTTAGATGTTGTTCTAAATACCGACACCACCGGAGCAAACGCCGGTTGTGATGTGGTGGGAACACCTCTAAGCAAGGCAAATCTGCTGGATGATACCACGAAAGCGGCACTGGAACTGGACGGGGCAGACCCCACGGTGAATGACGCTCTCTACGCCTTGAGCCAGAAGGGTTCTCCGGCTGAGTGCCATGTCTACGCCGATAACGGCACCACCGTCACCATGACAAAGGGGGACACTGTTCTTTCCGCTGTGGCCTCTGGTGGAGAAGCCGTTCTCTATCCCGCCGAGCTGGGAGATTGGTCTATCAAATACACCTACGGCGGCTCTCAGAAGACAAAAACCTATACGCTGGAAGTCATTGGTATTGTATATGTCTATCCCTTCAATATCACGGGCACCTTGGAGCAGACCGATTGGTCTGAAATCGCTCTGTGTTCTCAGTTCGGACAGGCCAAGAATTATTTCTCCGTGGGCGATCAGAAGACCGTCAGCATTAACAGTACGAACTACAAGGTTCAGATTATCGGCTTTGACCACGATCAGTTGACTTCTGGTGGAATGGCTGGTATCACCTTCCAGCTTGTGGACTGCCTCAATCAGACCGCTCAGATGAACAGTTCTAACACGAACGCCGGTGGCTGGAACAATTCTGCCATGCGTACTCGAATGAGTACCTACCTGAGTCAGTTACCCGCAGCTCTGCGAAATGTTATTAAGACGGTCAACAAGCGGACTTCCGCTGGCAATCAGTCCTCTTCTATCCAGACTACTCAGGACAAGTTGTTCCTGCTGTCTGAGATTGAGATTTTTGGTGCTACCACCTACTCTTTTGCTGGTGAAGGTACTCAGTATGAGTATTATGCCGCTGGCAACACCACAATCAAAAAGGTCAATGGTTCTGCGTACTACTGGTGGGAGCGTTCGCCTCGTAGCGACGACATCAACGGTTTCTGCGGTGTGGACAGCTCGGGTAACGCCGGCTATAGCAACGCCAGCGGCTCGAATGGTGTGTCCTTCGGCTTCTGCGTTTAATCTGTCATCCACAAAAATCCCCCCCCCCCCGGGGGGGGGGGGGGGGGGGAAATTATAGTCCCCCCACTCATGACGCGGGGAAGCAAAGAGA